CGATCCTATAGTGGTGCAAACGCTAATGGTGGTACAGGTGGTTCTGGTAAAGTAGTTCTAAAAATCCCTGATGCTTTTTATTCGGGAACTTCTAGTGGATCACCAACCGTAGATACATCAAGTGTTGCTGATTATACAATTTTAATATTTAATGGTGATGGGAGTTATACAGCGTAATGGCACACTTCGCAAAAATAGACTCAAATAATATAGTTGTAAGAGTTCATGTTTTGAACAATGCTGTATTAATGAAAGATGGCGAAGAAAACGAACAACAAGGTGTGGAATTCTTGCAGAATTTACATAATAACAATGATACCTATATTCAAACATCATATAATAATAACTTTAGAAAAAATTATGCAGGGAGAGGATATTCTTATGACGAAGAAAAAAATGCTTTTATCCCTCCGAAACTTTATCCTTCTATGATATTGAATGAAGAAACTTGTCGATGGGAGTACCCAACTCCACATCCTGATGATGATAAAAGGTACGATTGGGATGAAGGCACAGTTAGTTGGATTGAGATAGAAAACTTTAAAGAATGAAGTTAAAGACAAATATTGTTAAAGATTTAGGGTTTTTGATTGTAGAAGATGTATATTCCGAATCTGAATTAGAATTTATTTGGAACGAGATTAAACACATTGATTATGTAATGGATCATGTTTTTGATGAAAAAGCTAAAGAGGAGCATAGAAAATCACACAATGACTTGACGGATAAAGGTAATCCACGGATGTCTGGATTTGGGTTATCTTTAGATTCATTTTATTCTGACAGAAAATTTTCCGCTATTCTTAAATACTCTAGAAAGTTGGTAGAGGAAGAAATTAGGAAAACTATGATAGAGATTAATGGAGAAAATTCGGCTTACAAACTGGTTAACTGGTTTTTCACTTTGTTAAATAAATATAATAGTGGAGATATATATAATAAACATATAGACTCCTCAAGTTTTAGCTCTGTTACTTTTTTATCAAAAGAAAATATACAAGGCGGAGGTTTAGAATTTTGTGATTACGAAACAATAGTTCCTTTTAAGAATAATTCTTGTGTTATATTTCCTTCAAGGGTTTACCACCAAACTGAGAGTTTTACATCTAAAGCGAAAAGGTACTCAATAGCTCAATTTATGAATATAAGATACTATACGGATCGTAGAGAAATAACAGAATGATTAAACTTTTATTTTATATATCACTATTAATAGGAGGATTGTACGCTATTTTAGAGTTCTTTCCACCTGCATTTTGATATGACAGATTTAAAGGAACTTGAATAATGGATAAATACTAAATGACTGAAGAAATACAATCTTTAAAAGAACATATAACAGAGAAATTTAAAAACCACGAAGAAATAGAAGCTCTCAGGCATAAACGAATTAATGAACTTCTTGACCATTATAACAAGGAAATAGAAGATAACGAAGGAACTATTCGTAGAGTACATAGTAGAGTTGATAGAATAGAAACAAAAATAAAGACAGTACAAGGGATAGGTACTGCTATAGCAACAGCATTAGGAGCTGCTGCTGCCTGGTTAGGTTTAACAACAAAATGAAAGTTATGAAATTAACTCAACTACTTTTATTAATAAAGAAAGTTGAAAAAGATACTCCTATTATTATTACATGGAAAGATGCTGTAGATCATCCAGATGAAGTTACAGTAGACACACTTGAGATTAAAGAAGTCTATTATGATACTATAGGTTTTTTCTTAAGTTTTAAAGATGACTATGTTATATTAGCTTATAATAAGGAGGATGATAATAAGACTTATAAGGGAACTGCTATGATCCCTTGTTCTTTAATAACTGATATAAGGAGATTAACCGATGGATATGATGAATAGATGTTGTTGGAAATCAATGATGTTTATGGCTGTTGTAGGTATTCTTTTTGGTATTTACGTTTGCCAATAAAATGTAAAACTTGTTCACATGAACTACAACAGATTTCACAAGGTATAACAAATTACCAATGGTATAAAGATTTTTATTGTCCTAAATGTAAAATAACAATAGTTAAATTAGATAAAGAATACAAACAAAAGAAACATGAAATAGGAGTAAATTACTAATGGAAATGTTTATGAATCAAGGATGGTTTCAAATAGCAGGAGAAATTGTTCTTATGTTTACAGTTATAACCGGAGCATTACCTGACAGGTGGGTACAGAAAGTTCCGATACTAGGAACTATGTGGCCTATGTTTAACTGGTTAGCAGGTAATATCTTTAATAATATCAATCATCCTAAAGGGATGGCTGCTAAAGCAGAAGTGGAGAAAGAGATAGATGAAGCTAAGGCTAAAGTTAGGGATCGTGTTGGTATGCCTGACGTTCTGGACGGGATGTAGTATCCTTCCAGAACTAGTAGCTCCTGCTGCTAATTTTGCAATAGGATTTTATGATCACGATGATTATTATTCTAAAGAATGTTTATGGTATGACGAAGTTAAACTGAATGAGAAAACAAAGAAGTGGCTTATGGAAAGTAATCCTCCTGAGATTGTCTCTAAAGATTTAGCTGTAGTAAGCAGGAATAATGATATTTACAAAGAAGTATGTGAAAGAGAAAAAGGTGTATTAGAGAAAGTTGAAGATAAAGTAAGGAGACTAACCGATGAGTAACGGTACAGTAAATGACTTAGGAGAACTTCATGGATTACTTGCGAGAACTCTGGCTGAAAACATTAAGTCTGGTGAGGCTACCCCTGCACACCTCAATGTGGCAAGGCAGTTCCTCAGAGACAACAATATTGAGTGCCTTGGTACTAATAACGAGGATATAAAATCACTAGTCGAGGAACTCCCTTTTGACGAAACGCCTAGAAACAAACAAGAGTCAGCTCCAGTTAATTAAAGATGATTTCCGTAATTTTCTCTATCTCGCTTGGAAGCATCTTGCTTTACCTGATCCTACTCCTATACAATACGACATCGCTGACTATCTCCAAAGTGGGCCTAAGAGACTTATTATCCAGGCCTTTAGAGGAGTCGGTAAATCTTGGATTACTTCTGCTTTTGTTGTATGGAAGTTATTGTGTGATCCACAACTCAAGTTCTTAGTAGTATCCGCATCTAAACAGAGGTCAGATGACTTTTCTACGTTCACTAAAAGGATCATTCATGAGATGCCTATCCTCCAACATCTCAGGGCAAGAGAGGACCAGAGAAGCTCTAATGTTGCTTTTGATGTTGCTCCTAGTCGTGCTTCCCACGCTCCTAGTGTTAAATCTGTTGGTATTACTGGTCAGATAGTTGGTTCTCGTGCTCATATTATTGTTGCTGATGATGTTGAAGTTCTAAGTAATGCTTTGACTCAGGTAATGAGAGATAAGTTAGGAGAAGTAGTTAAAGAATTTGATGCTGTTGTAATGCCAAAAGTGGGACGCATAGTCTACTTAGGGACACCTCAAGTTGAAGAGAGTCTCTACACTAACCTCCAGACTAGAGGTTACAAGTGTCGTATATGGCCCGCCAGGATGCCTGAGAGCCGTTTAAAGACGTTTTATGGGACTAAGCTAGCCCCTTTCATTACTACATTAAAAAAGACCGTAGGAGAGCCTACAGACCCCTTCAGGTTCGATGACCTAGATTTAGTAGAAAGAGAAGCATCTTATGGTAAATCAGGGTTTGCCTTACAGTTTATGCTGGATACTTCCGGTGAAGATGACCAGAGATACCCACTTAAACTCAGAGATCTACTTGTAATCCCTTTAAATACCGAAAAATCTCCTGGTAGAGTCCAATGGGCTAGGGATGAACTCATGGATTTACCTGCTGTTGGACTTGCAGGAGACTATTTCTATAAGCCTTTCGAGGTTTCTACAGATTACTACGAGTATACTGGTGCTGCTATGCACATAGATCCTGCTGGTAGGGGAGCTGATGAGACAGGATACGTTGTTACCAAGATATTAAACGGTAGAATCTTCGTATTAGCTATAGGTGGCTTGAAAGGTGGCTACGATAAGCCTACATTACGCAAGTTAGCTCTAATAGCCCAAGCTCATAAGGTAAAT